CCCTAATGGTTATGTTTTGTATTTCGATACTGAGAGTGCTGTCAATAAAGAACTACTTGAGTCTAGGAACATAGACACAAAAAGAGTTGGACATATTGAAGTTGTTACCGTAGAAGAGTTCCGTAACAAGGCACTCAAAGCGTTGGACATATATCTAGATAAACCAATAGAAGAACGCACACCTTGTCTGTTTGTACTAGACTCACTAGGTATGCTTTCTACAGAGAAAGAAATACGTGATGCACTAGACGACAAGAATGTCAGAGACATGACAAAATCTCAACTTGTCAAAGGTGCATTTAGAATGCTAACACTCAAATTAGGTCAAGCAAATGTCCCACTTATTGTCACAAACCATACGTACGATGTCATCGGAGCTTACATACCAACTAAAGAGATGGGAGGGGGTTCGGGACTCAAGTATGCAGCGAGTACAATCATTTATCTCAGCAAAGCAAAGGAGAAGGATGGAACGGAAGTCGTTGGAAACATTATCAAGGCAAAGACTATCAAATCGAGGTTGAGTAAAGAGAATAAAGAAGTAAAGATACGACTATTCTATGATGAACGTGGTCTTGACAAATACTATGGTCTACTAGATCTTGCAGAGAAACATGATGTTATCAAGAAGGTTGGTAATCGATATGAAATCAAAGGCAAGAAGGTGTATGCTAAAGAAGTATACTCTAACCCAGAGAAATACTTTGATAATGAGATTATGCAAGCACTAGACGAGGTATCTAAGAAAGAGTTTAGTTATGGTGAGTGAAAGAGTACCTCTAACGATACTCAACAATCTAATTCATGATGAAGAATTCACAAGAAAAGTAATTCCATTTATAGAGAAGGATTATTTTGAGGAGAGATCGGACAAAGTTGTCTTTGAAGAGATAGAAACATTTCTCAAAGCATATGATAGTCTACCTACCAAAGAGGTGTTACAAATTGAGGTAGGTAAGAGAACAGATCTCACACAGGATGAGTTTCAATCAACAGAACAACTCATCAATGCATTAGGAGGGAATGAATATAAGAAAGAGTGGGTCTATGATACCACTGAAGCATGGTGTAAAGAGAGAGCGATATACAATGCATTGATGGAAAGCATCAAGATCGCTGATGGACAAGATGAGAAGAAAAATAGGGATGCAATTCCTAGTATATTATCTGATGCACTAGCAGTTGGATTCGATCAACATGTTGGTCATGATTACATAGACGATGCGGAGGATCGTTATGCTTACTACCACAAAGTTGAAAACAAAACACCCTTTGACCTTGAATATTTCAACAAGATTACATCAGGTGGGTTATCTGATAAGACTCTCAATATCGCTCTCGCTGGTACTGGTGTTGGTAAGTCTCTATTCATGTGTCATGTTGCTAGTTCTTGTCTCACACAGGGTAAAAATGTCCTATACATCACTCTTGAGATGGCAGAGGAGAAGATTGCAGAGAGGATAGATGCAAACTTATTAAACACTAACATCAAGGACATAGCAGAATTACCACAGACTACATTCCATAAGAAGATTGATAAACTTGCTGCAAAAACAACAGGTAAGTTGATTATCAAGGAGTATCCTACTGCATCAGCACACAGTGGTCACTTCAAAGCACTGTTGCAAGAGTTGAAATTGAAAAAATCTTTTGCACCTGATATAATATTCATAGATTATCTAAACATATGCTCCTCATCACGTTATAGGAGTGCAGTAAACGTCAATTCTTATTCATATGTCAAAGCAATCGCTGAAGAACTTAGAGGACTTGCTGTTGAAGCAGCATTACCAATCGTCTCGGCAACGCAAACTACAAGGTCTGGCTTTGCTAGTAGCGACCCTAATCTTACTGACACTTCAGAAAGCTTTGGTCTTCCAGCTACTGCTGATCTTATGTTCGCTCTGGTCAGCACCGAAGATATGGAAGAACTTAATCAAATAATGGTCAAACAACTCAAGAATAGGTACAATGATCCGACTATGAACAAGAGGTTTGTTGTGGGTATTGACCGTGCAAAGATGAGATTGTATGACTGTGAACAGTCAGCACAAACTGACATCCTTGACGATGCAGAGACAGTAGAGTATAATAAATCAGAGGAATCTAAAGCAAAGTTCGATGACTTCAAATTTTAATAATTACACACGGTTTGTAAATTCAGTTACAAGCACACAATCAAAGGAATCTGATGCCTTTATATACAGACTACAGGAATTAGGTGGTGATGTAGCAATACAAAGACTACTTACTGCTGCTGTGGGTATCAGTGCAGAGGGTGGAGAGTTTATGGAGATCGTCAAGAAGATGATATTCCAAGGCAAACCTGCAGATAAAGACAATCTAGATCATCTAAAGATAGAATTGGGTGATGTCATGTGGTATGTTGCACAAGCATGCATGGCATTAGAAATTGATATGGATGAGGTGCTTGATATCAATATTAAAAAACTAGAGAAGAGATATCCTGAGGGACACTTCTCAGAATTCTACTCAGAGAATAGGAAAACTGACGATAGGTAAATAAATACGAGGACAAGGTAATGAAAATAAATGGAAGAGACTCTTACTCAATATTATGATGAAGAGATGCCTAAACCAGAACTACGAAACACTGGTGTATTGTATGAACAATATTTGTATTCACTGTATAGAGATAAAGGTATGGTACCTGCAGGGTTTACGCCCCCCAAGATGGGTGGTCATGGTATAGACTTGAAACTATTCATGAAAAATTATATGGTAAACAAAGCAGTAAGTAGAATAGCAAATATTGCTACCTTAGGTGGTGGTGAAGACATAGGGATGGTGCAAGGAGTTGAATTGAAGTTGAGTCCTGAGGATGATTATGGTTCTAGTGCTTTGTCATATCAATACGCTCAAAAAAAGTGGATATTGACAGGTAAAATGACCACAGAGAATGTAGAGAATAGAAAGTTATTGACAGCAGCAAATGTAATTCAAGCAATAAACGATAAGTGGAAGGGTGAACCTAAAAGATTTCGATATAAATCAGGCACACCCACTACCCTACCAAAAGAAGCGAAGGAACATGACATAGCGAAGTTTCCTGAGGTAGTCATGCCTATAAATGGCATAGCATCAGCATGTGCAAACTATTATACTGCTAAAGAGTGTAATTATATTAACATATCAAGTCATGGGTTATACTATTTCAACAAAGATCCATTAGGATTATCAGGGACATATGGTGTACGAAGGTTCGCAAGCAGCGTGAGTGAGATGGGTGTAAGATTTAGACCTAAAATGGGTGGATCTTTTGGTTTTTCTGTGGCAATGAAAATCACGGGGAATGTTACAGCATCACCTGTCAACTTAAATGATGAAGTATTTGCTAATGAGTTGCGTGATGATGCTATGATGTGTAGGAACACTACGTATGCACTAAGTCAGTATAGAAAAAGAAATGCATGATTTTATAGATGTTGTGATAGAAATGTATACTATCTCACCCAAAAGAAAACAAATACAAAAGCGTGAGATGGAGGACTTCAGAAGGTTCTTTGCATCGTTCATTGAAACAGATGATAAATATATTCATATGAGAACAGCAGGTCTGGTTTTTATATACGAAAACGAAAAACAAATTTATCAAAAAATAAGTGAAGCAGTTCCTAACATTCATAACAGAAGCAAGGACTACCAAAGCATCGCAAGAAGCAAAGCGGTTGGGATTGGTAGGAGACGGTCACGGAGATTGGTATGATCGCACTGGTAAACTAAAAGCAAAGACTGTTGGTGGTGAACTGAAGATGTTTGGTGGCGGTGGTGCTGCCCAAGACGATGAGAAACAAGATAGAACTGGCACAGTAGAGAGAGGACGTAGTACCTTTGCAAAAGATATAGTAAAGAACTTAGGATTACAACCACCTAAACCAGAGACATCAAGTGGTGCATCTGCACAGCAACAAGGTGGTGAGAGATCATTAGTTGGTCAAGCAAAAGATAACGGACCTCTAACGATTGCATTTGACAAGTTTGATGACGAGGAAATATCGAATAATCTAATCAGTACTGTAGAAGAGTTGTCAAAGAATAGATTCTTTTATATTTTCCCAAGTAGAGACTCAGATATTGATGATTTGAAAGAGAAATATCCACAAGTCAGTGAGTCAATCGTAGATGATCAGGCAGCAGAGACAATATACGATGTCTTACAGTCATTATACGAAAACGGTTTTGATGCTATCAACATAGTTGTAAGAAAATCTAGAGCTGAAGCGATATCAAAACTGGCGTACGAACAGAACGGTGAGTTATATAATTATGTGATGCTCAACGTAATACCTGCAGAGGAGAGAACAATAAGAGAACAATATATTGCTGGTGACATATTTAAGGTCGGATCTATGATAGAATCTAAAGGAAGAGAGGGTAAAGTAATACGTAGAGGTGCGAATCATTTGATATGTTTGGATGAAAGTCAGTCTATGTTTAGATGTTGGGTATCTGAAGCAAAAGAGTCTCATTTTATGTTGCCTGTAGATTTTTGATAAATAATATACGATAAGATCAAGAAAAGACATGAGTAATCCTTGGGCAAAATCTTTTGAAGATTTGAGAGCACCTTATTTGGCAGAGAAAAAGGCAAAGAAGGACTATGATGGTGACGGTAAGATAGAATCTGGCACCGATGAGTATATGGGTTCAAAAGATAAGGCTATCAAGAAAGCGATGGCTATGAAAGGTAAAAAAAAAGTAGCTGAGCATCATCAAAAGGATAAGGATGGCAACACCATACCACATGGTGATGGAACTCCTAGCTCTGTCGAAGAGATGAAGAAATTTGGACCAGGTGGTGACCCAGTAAAGAAACCAGGTTTTCTCAATAAGGCATTAGATAAACTAAAAAAGAATACTCCAGTAAAGAAGATTGATAAGGCACACTACGAACCAGAAGGTGATGTAGTATCAGAAGAAGATAAGAAAGGTAGTGGTAGTGGTAAGAAGGACGCATGCTATAAGAAAGTAAAAGCAAGTGCAAGTGTATGGCCATCTGCATATGCATCAGGTAGATTAGTACAGTGTCGTAAGAAGGGTGCTGCAAACTATGGTAATAGTAAGAAGGAAGAGTTTGATTTTAGAATCAAGAGTTTCGATGACATGGTAGGTGAGTGCTGGAAGACTCACAAGAAACAGGGTATGAAGATGAAGGGTGGTAAGATGGTGCCAAACTGTGTGCCCAAGAACGAAGAGGTACAGGTAGATGAGGGTGCACCATATACAGTGAACGTTGCTGATATGAAAGGAAACACACCTGCATATCAGAACTTCAAGAAAGGTATGAAAAATAAATTAGATGGTAAACCACTATACAAGGCAGGTGTTGGTTTAGATAAGGCAGATTATAACTGGAAAGAAGAGGTGTTTATTGAGGCACTCAAAGGAAAAAAGTTAGATATCAAAGAGACGGGGGTCAAGAATAAAATTGAAATTAATCCTGAGGTAAAATCGGAGGAAGCGAAAGCACCCGTAAAAAAGTAGCAAAGAAGGCACAGGACGCTGGTGCCAGAGGTAGAAGATTACTACAACGAAGAGAATATAAGGCAAAAGTATCTGAGTTTGTGCCTAAGGAACTAGAGGATCATGTAGTATATGAGAACGATAGTCCAGGTTCTTTATTATCACCAGGTGCTGCAGACAAAGTAACAAACGTTATCAATAAAGCATCAGATGCGTTCAAGAAAAATAAAATTCTCAGAACTATTGGTAATGTATTCAAGTCTGGAAATTCTGGTGGTCAGTATGGTGGTTCTAATAATCCTGGTAAAGGTGCTTTCAAAGAGGCAAACTCTGATCAGATGAAGGCAATGCAAGATGCCAAGATGAAGAAGATGGAAGATGATAAGGTCAAAGAGAAGAAAAAACTAAAGGAAGACATGAAGGGCATGTCTCAGAAGTCTGGTGACAAGAGAAGCACTGAGAGTGGTGCAGGTATGACAGCAAAAGGTGTCGCTAAGTATAATAGACGTACTGGTGGTAAGTTGAAGACTGCGGTCACTACACCTCCATCAAAACTGAAGGCTGGATCTAAAGCAGCAAACAGAAGAAAGTCATTCTGTGCTCGCTCTAAGTCTTGGAACGGACCTCGTGGTAAGGCAGCACGTCGTCGTTGGAACTGTGAGTTTGAACCTGAGTTACCAATGATTCCAGAAAGTAAAAAAAAACTTTATAATACCTCACCACTAAGCACTAGAGTATCAAATTGGGCGAAGGGTATAAAAGAGGGTGATTCATACGTAAAATCAGATAGAAATAAGTTTGGTTTACCTAAAGACCTAAAGAGTGTAGAAAAAAAAGTAGAGAAGAAGACTACTGGTGTCAACTATGCTGTCATGGCACAGTCATACGTACCACAAGGTGATGTGATTCAAGAAAAATCATGTGGTGAGGGTGAATACTATTGTACAGATAGAAAGAAATGTATGCCTATACCAAAGGGTGCCAAGGTGGGTAAAGATGGTATGCTAGTGAAGGAAGCAAAGTATGAGAAGGGTGCATCTGATTATGGTAAGACATCTATAAGAAACAAGAGAGCATTTGGTAAGGGTGGTAATGCTGCTCCTCCAAAAGAAAGAGGTGGTGCCAAGATGATAAGATTAGATTTGCATAAGAAAAGAAGAAATGTAAAGAAAAATAATAAGTATGGTGCAACAAACAAACCTCCTGTTGATGGTGCTCCTAGTGATGAATTCAAAAAGAATAAAAATGTGAGGGAGGGTAATCTTCACAAGTGGTTCAAGGGTTCTAAGTCTAAGGATGGTAAAGGTGGTTGGGTCAACGTAGTCACAGGTGGTACTTGTGCGAGTGACAAGCCAGGTGAAGGCACACCTAAGTGTGTATCATCATCTAAGAGAGCATCTATGAGTAAGGCAGAAAGACTGTCTGCATCTAGACGTAAGAAGAAAGCAGATCCAGGTCAACAATCTAAGTCTGGTGCAGCGAAACCTACATACGTAGCAACTGACAAAAAGAAAAAGAAGGTGGATGAAATGAATCAGGGTCCTAGTACACCAGTAGGTAACTATGATGGTAAGATAATGCCTAAATTTGGTGCTGGTCGTGTTGGTAAAATCAGACTAAAGGGTGGTAAATCCATCGCTGATATACTCAAAGGGGTCTAACCATATATAATACGTTACGCACGTATTATCATGACAAAATTTCTACTACCTATTGCTATCAATATCATAGACAAAGCAGTAGACAAGATCCCTGAGGATCTAGAGGACAAACTAAAGGTATTTGTTATCGGACTTCTCAAGAAGGCTGCTGCCAAATCAGGAAACAAAGTAGACGATCAGCTAGTCGAAGCACTAGAGAAAGCACTACTCGAATAAATAAAACTATCGCATAAAGGAAGAAAAACAAATGGCACCACTATGGGGAGCATCAGATTCTGATGAATCAAAGCCTAAGAATTTAACAACTGCTGAGAAGAAAGAAGTCTTTGCAAACGGTAGTGGTTGGGTGAGAGAAGCAGGTTCTGCACTATCAGGTAATGACAATACCAGTGCTGATCCAGAACTCTTAGTTGCTATCAGTGGACTAGCAGTATCACTTGGTGCTGCTGACGTTACTGAAGTAGAATGGATTACAACTGAGGCTGATAAATCTGCTGGATTTACTCTATCAATTAGAGTTAGATACAACGAAGCTGTTACAGTTACTGGTAACCCAACACTTGCAGTGACTAACGGAAACCAAGGTACAGGTTCAGGTCGTGGACCACACACTCTAGTTTATGCTAGTGGAACAGGTACTAACGAATTAGTATTCTCACTTGCAATTGCTGCTGCTAATGCTGCAACTAATGCAGATGACATATTGGTAGTTGGTGCTCAGAACATTGCACTTGCTGGTGGAACACTGAAAGACACTGGTACAACAACTAACTCTGCTGTAGCAATATCTGCTGCTCAAGGAACTGCTTGTGGATCAATTACTGTAGTCGCATAATGTAAATGAAATTTGATGAATTGAACGAGGAGAACCATCTCCTCTTTGCTATTAAACACTATGAAAACCCTCGTGCTGCCACCATGGAAGACTTCGAGGAGGATCTAAAAAGATTCAAGTATATCAAGAGACTGTTGAAGAAATATGTG